CCTTGCATCGTCAAGCAAAACCGTCACTTCTTCGCCCACCCAAGGCCATCGGAGATGATCCGGCCCGGCATCAGGCAACAGCATTTTGTCGCTATCCACCCAGGTCCACCGGTACGTCTCGTCATCGACAATTAGATCTGGCTCTTGCATCGGGATGCCATTTTCGTCCATGAGCAAGACCGGTTCGCCCTCTTGCACCACGGGGACGCCCGCCTGGTCCGCTTCCACCATCATTTCCCCGGCCCTCGGATTCTTGATCAACTTTGGCCGGTATGAACATTTGAGCACGGCAAGGGAAAAGAAACTCTGCAAGAGCGCCAGGCGGATGGAGAACTCGAGGTGGTATTCCTGGTCCGCGATGGCGCGCAATGCCGCCTGTCCCATCTGCGCCTTGAGCGTCGAGGAGGGATCGATGTTTTCTTTCTTGGAGCGAACGATAAACATCGGATTTTGGAGAAAGAGAGAAGGCTGTATCGTCTTGATGGTCGGCAGGAATTTGTTGACGGAGAAATTGTCGGAGGAGGACTCGTTTCCTATGATCACGCCGCCTAGATCGCCGAGAAAATGCTCGTAGAGCGATTGCACCTCGAAGCGCCGGCGCCACCAATCCCTGACAGCGCGAGCAGACGCAATTCGGTTCTGAACAAGCTGAACGCGGTCAGTTTGCGCCTGTCTGGATTGTCTCCGGCTTGTCGGGGCGTTAGGCTCCGCCATTTAGTTTCTCACCTCGCAAAATCCCTCACGTATGACTTCGCTACGCCGCTTTTCTTCTTCAGGTCTCGCCACCAGGTAAAGTCTGCTTCCTGAGTGGGTTTCACATGGGTCGTCGAGCCAACAGGAAACCGCTTGAGCCAATACTTGAGCGCATCCCACGCATGGTTGTCTTTATCCACCATATCTTCCGGGTCGTTCCGGGTGCGCCTCTGGATCGCGGTCAATTTCTTTCTCTGGAGTCTCCCCAACTCCCAAATGAGATTGGTGCAAGAGCGATGAATCTGGTATTCAGGTTGAGCCGGATCGGCCCACAACGTTCCCGTCAGCCAACCCGCCACGGTTGCATCATCGCCTTTGCTCCCCGCGAGGAAGTGCACACCCTCTCTCGTGAACAAATAGGCTATCGACTTGTTAGGCCCCCGTTCCATCACCTGATCGTCTCTGAAAATCGAGGGGTCCGTAATCTTGAATTTCTCTTTCCCCGCGTAGGGATTCCCCTCGAACGTGCGCCCGTCATGCAGAGTCACCCGCTCGCCCTTAATGATTCGAGAGATGTCCGATAGCGGCACGCCGTCCCCATAAAACTCCCATAGCGTTCGCCGCATACCGTCAGGTTCGATGGCGTGGACAAGATAACAGGCAGGATTCGCGTAACCATGATCGTATGACCCATAGAGCGAGGTAGAATGCGTCATCTCGGCCACGCCATCTATGAAGATGTTACTATCTCTTAGCCAATCTTGCCAATTGGGGAATATTTTAGCGCCGCCGCCCGCGCTGTACATGATCTCCATTTCCTTGAGCCAATCGGGGTCTTCGATACCCTTATAACCGCTCAAGGCTTTCATCAGCCAGGCCATTCCCTCTTCGTGCTTAGGATTGCTGAGCGCATGCGCGGCGTAGTGCAGCCGCATCACCGGAAGGTTTCCCGAGGTGATCCGCATGGTTAGCGCGTCGTAGTTTGGCTCGATTTCGCTCATCGCTTAAACACCAAATAGAGCAGGACGGCCAACGCCACCACCACAACCCCAATAGGGATCAGTAGCGTCCATAGGAACTGTTCGGCAATCCATGCGACGTTCATCCTATCCCCTCCACTAACGCTTAGAGAAGCGAATTCCCTCATCCAATTTTTTGTTTACATCTTCTAGTGCAAATCTTATCCCCTCCTGAAAGAACAATTCTCCGATACTAGAGTTATAGTCATTCCGAGAATACCCATGGTCCGACAAGAAACTCCATACTTTTTCTATTGATTGACGATATAGCTCGTCTCGCTCTTTGTCATCTATCATCCTATCCCCTCCACCAATGCCTGAAAATCCCCTACCTCAGCAGACGAGACGAATATCGCCTGGCCGCCGCCCCTCACCGCGGGCAAGGCCGCCCGGTACGCCTCGCCGAACTCCGGCTGGAACGCCGCCTCATCGCTGACCAGCAACGACGATGTGTTCGACCGAATAATGCTTCCCCCTTGCGGAATCCCCCACACATGACTGCCGGACTCGAAGAAGACATTGCATTTGTTCATCGTCGTGACGTTGCGCATGTACGGCGGACAGCGCCGCTCCATGAACATCAGCCGGGAGCCATCAGGTTCATCCTTCGACACGCACACAAGCTTTTTGGCGTCATCTTCCCGCTTGGACTGAATGAGAATGAGCTGGTGCTGCTTGAACTTGGCTCTCCAGAGCGCAAACGCCAAACACACCCACGTCGCCATGAGCTGCCGACTCTTTTCGATGGCGAGAAGCCCCGTGTCCCCAACCTTCAGGATCTGCTTCTCAGGCACACCCCATTCGAGCGCATAAGTCGCATCCCCTGGAGCCAGAAACCGGCCCCCCACCATGAACAAGTCTACCAAAACCCGCAGGTAAGGGTAGTCAGGAAACGGCAACTCCGCATCCTCGATCTCGTGCTCGTCCTTGGTGTAGAGGAAATGTTCGCGGCTCCCATCAGGCTTATCCAGGCCGAAAATGAACGTATGCGCGCTCTTTTTGCACATCGCCATGTTCAGCCGTTCCTCAAGCGTCATCCCGTTCCTCTAACCATTTTCCAAGCGCGATATGCAGCTTCTTGACACTATCTAACGTCAATATCACGCAGGATTCTAAATCAAGCGAATCAGGACATGTATCTATGTAGATTTCGTCATCATTGTCGCACAGATACACCTCAAAATCCGCCTCGTATACAAGATATTTAACCATGTCCTGCCTTCGCCGCCTCCACCCACGTCATCACCTGCAACATCTGCTCCGTACTCAAGAAATCCTCCCAATCTTCCCCGATCACCGCCGGCTTAAAGTCGCCCCTCACCCGCACAAGCATCTTCATCAGCGCATCTGTCTGCGACATCAAATCCGACGACATCCGCAGCAACGTCGCCCCATCTCTCGGGGACTGCTTCTCAAGCAAGGATATAATCTTCCTCGCATCCTCCCGCGTAATCCATGGTTTACGAGGACTCCCCAGTTCCTCTGGATGCAACCCCGTAATCAGCTCTTTCAGCTCCTGAATGACACCCCTATCACCCCCGCCGGTAAGTTCCCCCCTCACCTTCTGAGTAATCGCCCCCACCAATGCCAAGGACTCCTGCAACACCCGGACCGCATCTTCCTCATTCCACTCCATCTTTCACCCCCTGCGGCCCCAATACGGCCTTTATGAGTTCCTGCATCGCCACCCTCGAATGATAGGCGTCGCATGTCTCATAGTACCTGAGTATACGGGACATGCGACGCAATGTATCGGCTGTGTCCTTTTGTTCACGACTCATACGATGGCTTTGTAATTTAACCGACATATCGTGCAATACCTTCCACGCTTCACCTGTATCCATTCACTTTCTCCTCACATAACCCTTTTTTTTCTTATTCTCCTGACGCCACTTCCTCAACACCCCCTGATCATCAGGCGGATTATGCTTCACCTTCTCCATCTTTCACCCCCTGCGGCCCCAACACGGCCTCGATGAGTTCCTGCATCGCCACACCTGTATGATAGGCGTCGCCCACCTCATAATGCATGAATATACGGGACATACGCCTCAACGTATAGACTATCTCCATTTGTCTAATGCTAGCGTTTGGCTGGTACAAATGACTAGCCATGTCGTGCAAAACCTTCCACGCTTCACTCATTTCTAGCCCCCCACAGGCTCATAATGATCATGCATCCATTTGCCCGTCATCACCCGAGTCATACCCTCCGGGTCCGAGTCCCATCGCCACAGCCAATCACCCACCCCCGGCTGCGTATCCTCGCTAAACGGCACCCCAGATAAATCGTCGCCAGGCTTATATGGAGAAGCCTGAATCTTGCCTATACGCCGATACTCATTCATCTTCCACCTCCATCCTCAATCCCTTAAACTCCAACCCCTTACGCCGCATATCCAACGCCATCGCCGCCATCTCCCCATGCAACTTCTTCCTGATCTCCTTCTCGTTCGCCCTCACCCATACCTTATCCCGCCACCTCACATTCGGCCACTCGTCCTTTAACGTCCGCTTCACACACTGCCTCACCCACTCCAAACTCACCCCGAACTCCCGAGCCACAGCCGCATACGTCCCCAATGTCACCCACCGATGCGTCATGTAATACCGCCTGTACTCACCCAC